GATCCGGTCAAGGTCGCCAAGATCAACGGCCCGATTACTCGGGGGAACCAGAACGAAGCGGCTCTCCGATAGCATTACCACAATACGGCTGTCGAACTCCACGTCCACCTGACGATTCTCACCAGCCGGGGTGAGTAATCTGTTCTCTGGTGCGACGTAAGCAATCCGATCCGGCGGCGTCGGAACGAAACCAAGGTTCCGGGCTGTGGCGACGACCGTGTTGCCAGCCACGACGATACTTGCGTCTGCCGCGACCTGAGTGGCGCTTGATGCGGCGACAGTATTGTCGGCCTGCTGGACAGTCAGGACGCCCGTAATCTGGAGCGCGCCTGCTGAACTTACAGTGTTATCGGCTACGGTGACGGAGAGTGAAGCTGTGATCGGCAGCGTAGCTGCGGACACAACCGTATTGTCAGCAACGGCGATATTCGCCGTTGCCGTGATCGGAAGTGTCGCGAGAGCTAGAAGAAGGGACATCTACGCAAGTCCCGCCGATGGGTTTATTCCCAGCCGTAGACTGGCTGCCAGATGAAGTTGATGGTCTGCGAAGCCGTGGCCGTGCCGACGAGGAACTTGGCGACCAGAGCGATGAACTCGCCGGGGTTGACGTAGACCGGCGCGTCCCCAAGGTCGAGGTATATCGGTCCCTCGGCGGCGGGCGCACCAATCGCCGCACCGACCGCCCAGGATTGGAAGCCCATAGCCACGCGGCGCGGAGCCTTGGCCGTGCCGGTGGCGAACGAGCCGCTTTCTGCTGTTGCCAGCGAAACCGCCGTATGACCGAACGCGAGCGAGAATTGCAGGACGGTCGCCGTGGTCGCCACAGCCGCGCCGGTGTTGACGCATTGCAGCCGGATACCGCGAACCACCAGCCTGCGGCCTTGCACAGTCGTGGAGCCCGCCGGAACCTGATAGCTTCCCCAGATGCCGTCCGTCACAGCCGCAGCCGCAGCGATGACCGCGCCCTGACCGCCAAGGCCGCCCGGAAGGTTGGCCGTAAGCGCCGTGTTGCTCGGCGCGGCGGCGGTCGGGTTCGTGCTGTTGGCGTAGGTGGCCAAGCTGCCCATCGTGCCGCCGGAGAGGCCCTGATACGAGCCGAACATCCGGTTGCCAGATGTGCTGAGCACGTTGGCGTACTGAGGGCCGCGCACGCTGACGCGGTAGTCCTTGACCAGAGCCTGGGTCGCCGCGCCCGCCGCACCGCCGACGATGGCGTGACGGATAGACCACGGGAGCGAGCGCGACTGGCACGGGCTGTCCGCCCCGGCAGGGGTCGGGATTTCACCGACCTTGAGGTTGTCGATCCAGAAGGTCGTGACGACGTTCGTGATCTGGATAAGGAAGCGGTAAACGCGGTTGTTCGTGTAGGCGAACGTGCCAGTTCCGAGCGACAGCGGGAACACGCCCGTCGTGGTCTCGACACCGGCGTTGTTGATGACGCCCGACAGGCCCGTTGAGTTCATGCGGAAGTAGACGCCATCGAGCGGCGCAAAGGCCGTCGAAGCGCCGCGCTGGAACACGCCAAAGTCAATGACCGTGTTTGAGTTCGGCTGCGCGGAGAACGAAAGCGCCGTCTCGACAACGAGCGTGTTGGTTCCGCCAATCGGGAATTGGGCGAACGTGCCGAACGTCATGCCGGTCGTGGTCGTGGTGATGTTGCCGCTGTTGGTCAGCAGGCCCGACGCGCTCGACGTGGCCGTGAGTGTGGTGAAGGCGTGCGAGAACTTGCCGGTGTTCTGCGCCGTGTCGGTGAAGGCTTCCTGATCCAGCAAGAGGTCCAGGCCGACGCGCAAGCGGTAGTCGTCGTCGGTCTCGGGCGCGTGAACGTGGCGGATGCCGGTCAGCACGCCGGAATCGTTCTCCGACTGCAACGTCTGCCCCGCATCCGGGCCACCGCCGAACGGAACGCCATTGGCCGCGTAGCCGGGGGTCTTAACGAACGCGTTGCCGTTAGCATCGACTTCCTGCTTTGCGCCGGAGACGCCCCCGGCGAGATTGGTGTCAAGCGCCATGATGTGTCCCTAGTCTGCCCAGACGTAGCGAACCGCCCACGTCCCCTGCATCTTGTGAATTGACCGCGCGTAGATCGTCCCGCCGACACCCGCGCTGGGGGCCGCCGTGAGTGAGAAGAACTGCCCGGCGTAGCGGTGGTCCGCCGCCGTGTGGTCCGACGTCGTGTCGTTCGCCATGATGAAGGCTTCGACCTTGGAGCCCGCGCCAATCGTGGCGTCCGAAAACGCGACCGACGCTTCGTTACTGCCGGGAAAGGCTCCGAAGTCGAGAGTAGCAGTTCCGGTCGGCATCAGGCGTTACCTGACGTGAGCGTGAATGTCGTGACACTGAACGCCTGCCCGGTCACGAACGAGGTGTTATCGACGGTCATGTCGCCACCACCGCCGGTCAGCGTAACCGTGCCCTGAGCGTGGCAGGTCGTGCCAGTGGTGTCGAAGATGCGGAAATAGCCCGCCGTGCCGGTTCCGTTCGCCGACGTATCCTGCCACGTCCCGTTCTTGGTTTTCGTGCCACCCGACGCTGCGTTCATCCAGTCTGCGGGCAGGCTGCAAAGCGCCAGAAGCGTCCCGCTGCTTGCGGTCGCGCAGTTCGCAGGAGGAGAGCCCGTGCGAATCTCAAGGATCGCGCTCGCGCCCACCGTCGTTTCGAAGGCGTCGAGATTGGCGTTCCGAACCGCAACGGAATACTGAAGCGCCACAGGTTATCTCCACCGCGAAACGTCGAAGGGATACTACCACATCCCAAGCCGGTCCACAAAAAAGACCCCGACATCTCTGCCGGGGCCAGTTTACCCACCCAACGAAACCTATTCCTTGAAGGACGCCTGACGACTGATGCTGACGCCGCTGTCGTTATCCTCGAAGCGAGGTAGGTTCGGATCAGCCTGACCCGTCCACGCCACGTCCTGAAGGGCCTCAAGGTTATCGAGGTCGCGGTCGATGCGAGCCTGCTCGACCAGTTCCTTGCTCTTCTGGCACAAGATTAGGCCGCCGCGCCGGATCACTTGAGCCTCGGTGCCCTCATAGCCCGGAAGCGGGGGCGGGACCATTTCCTTGTGGCGAGCCGCAGGAACGGGCTCCCAGCCGTTGATCATGCGATCCGTCATGTTATCCGGCGTCGGTTCGTTCAGAACGGACTCGGCGACCCAAGCATATTCGTACCCGTCAGGGATACGGTTCTGCGGGACGTACAGACGCGACTGATAGTGCATCTGCGGCGGCGCACGTTCTTCGGCGCGGCGGGTCGATGCGTCGCGCGTTTCTGCTGTTCTGGAAATGCGAGGCATCGGTTATCCCTTGCTCTGCTTCATACGCTGGATTGCGTAAATCTTTTCGGCCTGCTCAGGCGATGGCCGTGAGCCGTCCCTGTTCGTGATCGCGCCATTAGCGGCCAGAGAGTGCGCGATGCGGCGCTCATCAGCCGTGAGGCGGACGACGTTCTTATTCGGAGCCACGCCGCCATTCGCCGACCGCGTGACCGGAACCGCATTGGCGTCCCGCTTCATCGGCGGCGTCCGCTTCTGGGGCGGCGCATCGTCGAACGCATCAGGGAACTCCTCACGGATGTGCCGGTCGATCTCGGCGAAATAATCATCGTTGCCGATGTCCTTCGCCTTGCCTGCCGCCTTCAGCCGACGCTCAAGGCGCTTCGCATACAGCGTCGCTTCCTCGTACATCTCTTGGTCGAAGTTATCCGAAGACGGCTGGAACCATTCATTCTGCTCGATCCACGCCACCGTGCGCGGCTCGTAGGATACCTGCTGCGGGGGATCGGATGCGGCAGGCTTCGGATCAGCCTTCGGCTCCGCGCGACGCTCAGGCTCCGAAGCAGGTTCAGCACCGAGCCACGACTTCACGCCACGGAGTTCGGCCTGAACATCCGTCAGCTTCGTCATGGCCTCGATCTCGGCCTCGGAGTCGCCGACCGCCTTGGCTTCCGTGAGTTGCCGCTTCAGAGACGCGACGTCCGTCTCCAGCCGCTTCTCGTAGTGGAACATCATCGCACGGTCGGACTGCTGCCGAACGCGCTCCGCCTCTTCCGCACGGGCCAGAGCCTCGGCAGCACGGCGCTCAGCCTCTTCAGCCTTCGCCAGCGCCGACGCCACGCGGTTATCCGCACGCGGCTTTTTCTTCGGCTCTGGTTCCGGGTCAGGCTCAGGATCGGCGGCAGTATCCGGCTCCTGTTCCGGTTCAGGTTCCGGCGGCGTCTCGCCCTCCAGTTCCTCTTCGGTCAGTTCGATATCGACGTCTTCGACCGGGTTCTCTTCGTGCGTCGGAAGTTCGAGGGTGTCGGACATAATCAATACCTATCCGCATCTTTAGCGCCCGAGACATCCTCGGGGCCGGTGATGACAGCCATGACGCGATCATCGGGCAGCATACCCATCGCCACGCCACGGAACGAAATCGCGGTCATCTCGTATCGCGGCACGACGATCCAGTCGCCGACATCACACCACCGCTGACCGTTGAATTTCTCGCCCTGATAGGCGTCGGGACCGAGGCCACAGACCAGGGCCACGCAGGACGAATACTTATCCTCGGCGCGAACCACGTCCGGCAGGTACAGCGTCACCTCGGTCCCATCGTCGCGCTTGATCGTCTTCAGGTCTTCCGGGCGCACGTAGATTTTCAACGCCAGCATGTAACCCGCAGGCTTCATGTCAAACGGCAGGCCGGTCATCTCAACGAAGTGATCGTCGATCAGAGACTTCGCAAGTTCCCGCTCATGCGGCTCGATGTTGCTCAACCCTTGAGCAAGGTCCCGGTCAGACACCTGATCGACACGATTGCTATAGACATTGGCAGGCGTCGATGCCTCCCACGCCGCAATACTTTCCGCCACATCGGACATCAGTATAGGTCCACCCTCTTCGGTTGCTGAATCTTTTCGTCGTCGGGCTGGTGCATCCGACGGTAAACTTCGTTGATCGCATTGATCGCAATGGTCAGCGCGCGAACCTGCGCGTTCGCCTCGATGGCCGAGAACGCGATCTCCTCAGCCGTCATGGCAGGCATGAAGCCGTCGCCGGTCTGGTACATTGGGCGGTATCGCAGATTAACAGCGACCTGCATGGCAGCGTCTCGGGTCTCCGAGATCACCTCAACAGCCCGTCGCCGCAATTCGTCCGCGCTCATAAATGCCCCGGTTATTACCTGCGGGCACTATACGCCGAATAACTGGATGCTGTCTACACCCCAATTCCCTTATGGGGTTTCACACCCTTCATCGGGACATCGTGGTGCATCTTGCCAACGCCACCCATGGCCTTCTTCACGGGCTTCGTAGGTTTCCGGTCTTTCTCGCCAGCGACGTAATCCCCGTACTCGGCGTCTTTCTTCGAGCCATCCTTCACAGGACCGCCCATGGCGCGCTTAATCGGAGCCTGACCCTTGCGCGTCTTGCCAGCGCCGCCGACAGCCCGCATGACCGGCGACGGCATCGCAGCCACGGCCTCGTCGAACATCCGCGCCTCGCCACCCATAGCCTTCTTCACCGGACCAGAAGTGGCGCGCTTCGTGAGCTTGTGCGCGGTGCGATCTGCTACGCCGTATGCCTGAGCCGCCGAGCCATCGTAGCTGTCGCGCTCCTCGGCTTGGGACCTCTCTGATTTCAGCCTCTGAGAGCCGCGCCCCATGGCCTGACGCTTCTCTTCTTTCTGGAACTCACGGAATCGAGCGCCGTCCAGCGGCTTCAATTTCCCGCCATCAGCCTTCTTCACCGGGCCGCCGACCTTATACGTCGGGATCGGGCGGCTGTTCGCCACCTTCTGCTGCGCCGTCGCGTAATTCTTCGCGGGCGGCGTCGGCTTGGCGGCGTCCATGAACGTCTTGCCAAACATCGCCGCAGCTTTACTGCGCTGTGGGTCGTTCACGGGAACCTCCAGTCAACATAGCCTTCCGAGCCTCCGAGCGGGCTCGAATATTCGCGACCTCAAGATCGGTCTCTGCTTCGATTTCTGCAACAGTAATTTTCGTGTCCGCGTCGCGCTCACTGTCGCGGTCGCGCTGCTCCAGTTTCTGCATCTCGACCACGGTGAACGGATCGGGCTGCGGCTGCTGCTTGTACTGCGGACCCAACTGCTGCATCGCCTGCGCCGTCGCCATCGCGATCTGGTTCTCGACCTCGGGCGGCAGCGGCTGGCCCGGAGGCGGCAGCGGACCCGTGATCTGCTGCACCTGAACCCGCATCTTCAGTGCGAGGTGTTCGTTGATGTGGGCCTGGAGGGCCGGATTGTTCTCCGCAATCGGCGCGTGCGATGCAATGTGCGCGTCGTGGTCCTGATACTCGCCAGCCTTCAGCGGCAGGCCCATGATCGCGTTCTGGTTCTCCGTCAGCGGGTCCAGCGGCCTCGCCTGCTGCTGCTTCTGCGGCAACAGCATCTCGATCTTCTGCGGATCGACGCCCATCTCCACGTACATCTGCTGGAACGACGCGCGCAGATCGTGGATTTCCGGCTGCTGCGTAGCAAACCGCAGCAGCGCCTCCGCGCGCATCATACGCTGCGCCGAAGACGAAATGTTAGGGTCGGAAACCGGGATCACATCGACGTTCGACGAGAAATCCTGCCGCATGATCGCAGCCTGACCGCCGCGAACCGGGAACGGATACGGGCGATCCGGCAGATATTCTCCGAACAGGTCAGCAATCATCTTCAGTTCGCGACCCAGCGACTTATGCGCCCGCTTCAGCGTCGCCGACTGCACGCGCGTCGCCGCTTCCATGAGCGCCACGGTCGTTCCAACCGGCGCATCCTGCCTGCCGTCGCCCACCGCGATCTCAGCCGTGTTCGCAAGCTGCCGCGCGCCGTCTCGCGTCTCTTTCAGCAGGTCCAGCAGGACGACCGACGGCTCCTTATAGGGCATCGGCATGATCGCCTGCTGAATCGGCAGGCCGCCCGTGTCGATCTCGCGGAATTCCGTGGGTCCGATGCCGAGGTTGTTATCCTCCAGCCGCATACCCTTGACCCGCAGGCCGCCGGGGAAGTTATTCAGCGTGCCCGCGTCGATCAACTGGCGATTCAGCGACGTCGCCGTCTTCGCCGTGTTGCCGAGAATGTGCGCGTAGCCCAGCCCGTAGAATCCGAGGCCCGGCATGAACTTGAAATGCACCCAGCACTCGCGCTTCAGGTACGAAACGTCGCCTTCCTTCCAGTTCCGGCGGACGGCGAGCACCTTCTGCGAGGACTTATCTATCGAAACCACATACGGCAGCGGCAGGCCGTCAGGGTGATCGAACGGCTCGGGCAGTTCGAGATCGGCATAGACCTCGTAGACCTCGTATTCCTCGGTCCCCTCCGCGCCCGGACGCTGCCCGTTGACACCATCCACCTGAGACGTGATCGGGTCCTGCGACGACTGCGTATCCGGCTGTGGATCGCCCAATTCGACGTCGCGATACGCCCCCGAAATCTGCGCCAGCCGCATCTGACGCTTCGTCAGGGGCACGATGTGGCAGAAACGCTGCGATGTCGTCAGGTCCGTCGTGCCGTAACTCACGATGAAGTTATCCGGCGTCACGAACCGTGACACGGGACGGCCCAATACCGGGTCCTGGTAGACTTTCTTGAACGTGCTACCGACCAGCGGCAGCCACATCAGCATCTGGTCGAACTCTTCGTAGTATTCCGGGGCCAGTTCCGTCAGATACAGGTTCATCCAGTCCTTAACGCGACTGGCCTGATCTTCCAGAGCGGCGTTCGGAACCCCGATCACCTGCGTTTTCACCGGCCCGGCGGCTGGCATCAGTTCGCCACGCGCCACGGCCTGCCAGCGGATGACGGCTTCGGACATCACGGGGTCAAAAACGCCGCACGCGCCCTGGAATGGCGTCGTCCGATCCTCGATCTTCAGACCCAGAAGTTCAATCCCGCGCTGCATCGTGGTTTCCCACTCAGCCCGACTGCGCTTGTCTTCCTCGACACCCGCCATGAGCGTCGTCGCGAGGTTCGTCAGTTCCGATTCGTCAAGAATTTCAGCCAGATTGACGTCATGCTCGCCCGGATCGGCGGCATCTTCATCCTGCGGCGAGAAATCAATGATCGAGCCGCCGTCTTCGTCCTCGGTGACGAGCGCGCCTTCGACCATCAGCCCTTCGTCGTCGGCGATTTCGATATCGACGTCACCCTCGACGTCATCCACATCCACGCCGATCTGCGGGCGCAAGGTATCCGAGAGCGTCAGGAGCGGTTTCCGAGCCATGTGACTGTGTAGCACCGACGACGGCTGGCCTCAACCGGGGTTTACACACCCACCGCGCCCGATATATAACCGTCCTGCGGCTCCGGGGTGTCTCTCCTCGGCCTCCTCCTCCCTCCGCCTCGGGGCCGCTCCTCAATAAAACGCAGGCCGCTCACCCGGCGTATCATACGTCGGCACCGTCGGATCGTCTGTGTTCACGACC